AATTGTTCTGTTCCTCCTTTAAAAATACTAACTATAGATCCCACAACCCCACTAACAGTAGACAATACTGGTAGTAAAATATCGACAAATGGTGAAACAATTTGTAAAACTGGTTCAGCTATAGAAATAAATATTTCTTTGAGTTTTTCAATAGAAGCATTAAAACGTTCTTGGATAGATTGTTGTTTTAGTTGGCGAGCATATTCTTCATTACCTAACTCTGCAGCAATTTGAGTATCAGATAATCCTTGTTTTTTTAATCTATTATAAGCTTCAAGTCCTGTTTTATCTTTATCTCCTAATCTAGCTAATGCTTCTCTTTCAATTAATGATTTAGCTAAATCTTCTCTACTCATACCAACAGCTTTAGCTATAGCTTCTTGTTGAATACGATTCATTGCTGTAAACTCAGCACTACTTCTTACTTGTCTTAAAATTTCAGCTGAAGCTTCAGATACTTTTCCATTTAATGCTAATAACCTAGCACGTTCTAAATTTAAATCTCGACCTGTTAATAATTCAGCTGATAATTCATTAGAGATAGATGATTCAAAATCTAATAAACTTTCAGATATTCTATCTGCTTGTTCTAAATTAATACCAAACTGTTTAGCTCTAAAAGCGGCTTTAGCTAAATCTTCGGCTGTTCCACCGATTGATAATCTGATTGCTACTGAAGTATTGGCTACTTCTTTTAATAATTGTTTTTCATTTATTGTTAATTTATTTTGAGCATTTAGAGCAGCTGTTACGCCTAAGAAACTTTTAACATTATCCTTTAACGGTTTATCCATAGCTAAGGACATTTTTTGCATACCAATTAGTTCTTCATTGGTATAGCCTGCCATTTCTCTTAATTCAGTAAATGTTTTAAGATCTTCTTCATTTAATTTAGCATTAGAACCTAATGATTTACCTACAGCAACCATTGATTCTTGTAATGATCTTGCATTTAAAGCTATATTTCCTGAAAGATTACCTGTTTCTATAAGTTCTCCTCTTAAGTTAGCAGCTTCATTATATGTTAAATTAAAATCTTTAGCTAGATTTCCAGTAGCTTTATCTGCTTGTTTGAGTGCTTCAAGAAATTCAAATATAAGATATAGAGGTCCAAATGCTTTAGCTAAGGCAGGACCTAATGATTTAAGACCAACCATTAATGGGGTTGAAGCTCCAGCTACTGCATTTGTTATACCTAAAGCTTTAGCTCTTAAGGCAGCGCTAGTTCCAGAAAGAGTACCTAATTTTCCTTGTTTATCAGTTATCCCTAACTGTTTAGCAAATTCAGCTGTTAATCCTTTTCCTGTTTTTAAACTTTCTAATTGAGCTTTAGTTATGCCCTTAACATTACCAAATATAAGTTGATTTTTAGTAGCTACTTTTTCAGTAGCCTCCGCTGCTTCTTTAAATGGTCCTGAGAATCTACTTAATCCTGGTATTTTATTTATAATGTCTGAGAATGCTCCAAACATTTTGGTGCCAATGTATTCATTAATAGGTTTAAGCTCCTCTTTAAGTTTTTTAGTATTATCTACTATTTCTTGAGATTTAGATATTAATTCATCATAGTTATCTATTAATAATAATAATTGAATTTTTTCAGCTCTAGTGGCAATAGATAGTCTAGAAGCTATCACTTCTCTTTGACGAGTTAAACCAACTATTTCTTTTTGAACTTGTTGAAGTTTAGATTCAAGTTGTAATCTTTCTTTATAAGAAGATAAAGACTGTTTACTAGCTTTTGCTAATTCGTCTGTTAAATTTTTAACATTAGAGATAAAAGGTTTAAATCCTTTAGCTGTGTCTCCAGTTAATTTAGATAATAGTTTAGCATTATTTTTAATTTGTTCTTGTAGAGTTTCAAATGCTATTTTTAACTCAGCAGCAGTTTGACCTAAATTTTCTAAATCCATTGTCTAAATAATTGTTTATTATAAATATGAATTATTTATAATTTGTTTTAAGTTTAGCGGCTGGTGAAATAGGTTTAGGAACACTATTCCATGCTTCTTTATTAACATTACCTGAAGAATCTATCAATGTAGATTTATTTCCTGTTTTAGATTGAGCATTTTCATGTGCTTCATTTTCTTTTTGGTAATGCTCTTTTATCTTATTAAATGTAAATTGACGTAACCATCTAGGCATATTGTAGACTGTATGCCAGTCATATCCACCCTTACCATGGAATACTATTTCATGGATTTGGGTAAATAGATTAGCACGGGCGGTGGGGGCGGTTTTTGGGGTTATGTTAAATAAATTTAATCCCAACGGAACATTAATTATTTTATTTTGCATCATCAGTAAATTTAAATGTATATCCTTTAATTTGTTTATATATTCCTTTACATACTTTTATAATTGAGGCCGATGGAATATTTAAATTTTTTGAAGCTTGATTAGCACTTTTATACGTGGTATTAGTTTCTAAACATATGATTGAGTATTTAAATCTACTTTGACTCATATTATCAATATGTTCTTGAGAAAATTTTATACCTAATCTTGCTTCGCTGATGTTTTTGTTGTGTTTTTGAGTATTTTTAACTCCTAATGAAGATTTAGATATTTTATCTTTAGATAATTGACTCAATTTAGCCCCCAACCTATTTTTATTATCTTTATTTCTACTTATTCCTTTATTAGCTTTTGATATTTTCTCTTTAGTTTTTTCAGATTTAGGTCCACCTCCACCATCATAAATTTCACAAAATAAGACTTTTTCCCAACCAAATTTGTTTACGATTTGTTGTTTATAATATATTTCCTTTTCGTTTAATTGTTCAATAGAGCATTCCTCAATAATTTCAAAAATATGATTTTTAAAACCATATTTTAAAATAGATCGATATATTTTGGGTTGTTTTTTACAATCAAGTAACCTATAATGTATCCATCTTTTTTCAATATTAACGCTCTGCCCTATATAAATTTTATTGCTAGGAGAAATAATTTTATATATACCTACCATTTATTAAAAATCAGGCCAGAAGAAACGAACTGATATAGGGATATCTGTAGCACTGCCATTTTCAGTAGTAAAAGTCAGATCAATGTCTGGTTGTGTTTCTTTTATGTGATTTCTTAGTTCTCGTGAGTCTCGGGCTAGTAAGTATTTATCTACAAACTCTCGAATTGTTTTAGTTTCTCGATCTCCGTTTACTGATGTTATGATATATTTTAAACGAGTAGATAATTCAGGTGCTGAATTTGGGCTTAATTTTTTTAATCCTTCTAATTCATTTTGAATTTTTTGTTCATCACCATGAGTTAATATTTTGTATGTGATATTAACACCAGTACTAGGTAATGTATAATCAAATTCATTTACTCCTTTAGTTTTAGCAGTAAAGGGTTTATTATCTAATTTTGATAAGTCAACTGTATAATCTTCTCCTCTATATTCAAATGTGTAATCTTTACCATATCCTAAAATACGAGCTGCCACCATAATTGCGTTTTTATCGCCGACAATTAAATCGTTATAGTCTATCTTGCTAACAATGAGTGCTTGCAGTAACTTGTCTAAAACTGTGCCTTTCTGGATATATGTTTGATTGGTTAAGATATCTTCATGTTGAGCAGTCATATATCTCATTTCAATTTTACCTTGAGATAAAGGATTGGTTTCAGGATATATTAATCCTTGAGATGGTAATTCGATTATTTCCGTTGGGAAATCGTGTTTTACTTGGTCCATAGATTTTATTTAGTAACGTTTATTTGAATATAAATATAATGAAAATAAAGGAGCTCACCAAGTTTAGGTGAGCTCTTTTTTAAGCGTTTCTATTATTTGTTGAGGATTATTATTAATATCAGTTTCCCAAAATCTAAGTAATTTAAAACCGTTGTCTTTAGCCCATTGATTTTTTTGTTGGTCACGTTTAAGATTTTTTTCTTGGGTCTTACATATAGGTCCTTCTGGGTATTTGTTTGGGTTGCAGTGGTAGAAGTCTCCGTCTATTTCAATTAACGTGTTATAGTTAGGTAAGTAAAAATCATAAAATGCTTTTATTTCTTTAACATAATATGAATGGGTATTTTCAATATTTTGTTCAAGTAATATATTTTGGAATGTTGTTTCTAATTTGGAAGTATGTATTTTATCTTCTTTTATGATTCGTTTCATTGCTGAGTCGCTCATTTTTTGTTTAGTTTCTTTTGATTGTATCCGACCTATACCAAACCCTTTAGGTTTAGGTTTGGGGATACCTTTGGCTCCTTTAGATATTTTTTTACCTAAATCCGGTTGTTTTCTATTTTCTTTTACTGCTTTCTTTATGTAATCATACTCACCTGATGTAAATTTTTGTTTGCGGGTTGATATGATTTTTTCTACTCGTTTTGGGTCGTTCCAATCACCCCAATGTCCTTCTTTTCGAGAATGATGACCTACTATAAATTTAAAAAAATCTCCATTTTCAGGAGAATATTTAGTTTTTTCACTACAACCACATTCACATAATGGATTTACCCCATTATACTTAACTTGAATAAGATATTCGGGAAATTTAAGTTTATGATAAAAAGAAGTATGTTTACTTAACTTCTGCTGTTTATCAGTTTCATAATTACAAAGTTGACATTTAAGCATAAAGAATCCTCCTCATTTATTATAAATATACGAGGAGGATTTAAGATTGGTCTGGATTGTTGCTTTTTTAACTAGAAGTTTAAAATTGCGTAATCAAGTCCCAGATTTACTGTTATTTCTTGAGCAGTTGCATCATTATCCCAATCGTAGTCACCAAAACTAGTTGATTTAATAAATGCTCCTTTAATAATCCACTCACTAACAATATCACCTACTGGACCTAAGATATTGATAGTTACATCTTTTTTATAAAAATCTGAATAACCATCTCTACCTGTAACAGATTCATGATGTAAACGTACCCATTCCATTACGGCTTGAGCACCTGATGGAGTGATAGGATCAAATAATGTCATTTCAATATCTGCCCATTTAGCTCTACCTTTGATTTTACGGTAAACATTAATATGGTTTAATTTAATTTCGTCCATATCTACGCTTACTTGGCCTACTTTTTTAATAGTATAGGCGGGGATTCCATCTACATACATAATGAAACGGTTTTTAACTTTCGGTTCAAATGCTGTGAAAAATATTTCGTTTGGATCTAATACTGCCATTTTGTTTTATATTTTATTTTGTTATAAATATATGTGTTTTAAAAAATTATCCCGGGAAAGTAGCTCCAGTTGCTGTCACATTAAAGTCTAAGTAAATGAATTCAGCTGTTTTAGTAGGCTGTAGATAAATCTGACCTATTAATTCATTTCTATCAATCACGTCTGGGGTATTATTTGTGTCATCCATGATTACTCTAAAAGCATACAATCCTTGTCTTTGTTGAACACTTGTTAAATACGGATTAACTTGACTTAGGAATTGATTTCTTGTAGCAATTGTATTTTGTTCAAATACTAAATTATTAGCGATTTGAGAAATATACGATTTAAGAGCAATTAGCAATCTTCTAACATTCACACGATCAAGAGCTGATGCTTGAGTTTGTAATGTTTTCTGACCGTATACTACAATACCTTGACCTGGAAATGTAGCTATTGGATTTATTTTTCCGTTATATAAAGTATCACGATTTGTTTGAGCTAACTTTTGTTCTGCTCTTACTACTGTAGATAAACCACCTCTGTTAATACCAGCTGGTGCAAACCAAGGCTCAGATACTGAATCGTTATAAGCATATACTCCACCAATCATTGTTGAGGCCGGTACCCAAACTAATTCGCCTGAAGCTGGATCTACTACTTGACACCACGGCCAATATTCTGTAGCATATGATGTGTTACGAGTAGATGCTTGACTTACTACAGTAGATATTTGTTCACCATATCCAACTGGGTCTAATACATATATGTTATCTCCTCTATCTTGAGTATTATTAATAATTGTTGAGACTTGTTGAGCATAGTCAGCATCATATAACCCTGGGGTTAATAATATATTAAAACGATAATCATCTTTATTAGATAATAAATTAATCATGTTATCATAATTGGCCCCAACAAGACCTTGAGTATTAGAACTATTAATATTATGGTAAAAATTAGCTCCACCCTTAATATTTCCAACTGCACTACCAAATGTTCCACTAGCATTAACTGGGATAGATGCTGAATAAGCCGCTACAGATAGGTTTCCTACACTATTTAAATAATTAGGAGTTGTATAATTGATTTGTTTAACTCTAACATATTTTGATTTATTAGAGAAAGTTCCATCATATATAATCTGATTATTTACTGAGTCATATGCTTCTCTCATGTCTCCAATTACTCTAGAAATATAATTATTAGAGTTAGGATCTAAATTTAAATTAGTCCAAGTTTCTAATATCACAGGTTGAAGAATATTATCATCTCCTCTACGAATTAATAAATCAAAAGTTCCAGATGATGTATTTGCGTTCACAATTTGCCATCTAACATTATCTTTAGAACCGCTTGGTAAAATATTATTAGAAATTTCAGTTGAAGTGCTATTTACTATAATTCCTTTTGAAAGAGTTTCTAAAACAAAAGCTGTAGATGTAGTACTTGGTGTAGCTCCACCTAATGTAGCTGCCAATCCTCCAGCATCTCCAATATAGCTAGATGTATATAATGTAACCCCATTAATTGCTGTGTTTCCAGCTGAACCAGATAAAATCAATGTTGACCCTGCTGTACTAGCTGACACATATGGTTGAAGTTCTGTCCAGTTGTTTATAGCTGTAGCTAATCCTCCCACCCAGTTAGATCCTGTACTAAAATAAGCATAATCTAAAGCATTATTATAAGAAGTACTATTTCCCCATCCTGAGAAATACCATGTATTACTTCCAACGGAAATATATGCTCCTTGATATATTGAACCAGTATTAGCCGCAGTAAAGGTATATGATCCGGTAGCTGGAGCTCCACTTGTATTAACTATATTATTAGTGATAGCTGAGCTAGAAGCGGCTGTGTAGGATCCTGAGACTGTTCTTGCTACTAATAGAGATTGACCTCCATTTGTGAAATAATTATAAGCCGCAATAGATGTGAAATACGTGTATGTTTTTAAATTTGTAGCACTTCCGCTTGTAAATGTTGTGCCAAATTTATTAACATATTCACTATATGTAGTGACAACTGTTGGAACTTCTACAGGACCTTTAACAGTTGGACCTATAATTGCTGCTCCTACTGTTACGGGTCTACTAGATACAAAAGATGAATCGTTTTCTCTTGGTAAAACGCCTGGTGAGATTAAAGTTTCTGCCATTTTTTATTTTGTTTAATTTTGTTATAAATATGGTGAAACGATTTAAAAATACTAGTTACTTACAATTTCTCCCTTTTCAAGATTGATTGTTCCATCCCCATATTTTTTCTGTAGATTTTCACCTACTGTGTTTTCTTCTTGACGTAATTTTTTTAATTCTTCTTTAAGTAATTCTTTTTGTAAATTAAATTCTTGAATTTTTATTTCAAGTATACCAAATTGTTCTATCAATTGAAATCTTTCTTCTTGAATTGATTTTAATGAACTAATTTCTTCTGATGTTAAAACTTTTACTTCCATAAATTTTATTAATTATTGTTTATATTATTTACTACTTGCTCAGAGATAGCTATCTCTACTACATCTGGGATTTGTTTAGGGATTGTTGTATCTTTTTGTATTAAGTCTGGAATGATATGACCGTTCATTTTAATAGAAAAAGTACTACTTACTGTTCTCTCTTCTTTATCTGCTAACTCAGTTTTAATAGCAAATGAATCAATCATAGCCCTAAATTGAAAACGTGATGGATCACCCCAATATGAATCAGAAGCATATTCAATTGCTTCAACAATCTTATTTAATTGATCCATATAGTATGTATTGATAGCACAACTATATGTTACTGTTATATAATCAGGAACTACAACAGCGTAATATTTTTTTTGAGGTTTGATATTATTCAAAACACCAAAATTATCATATGCATTTTTAGGACTATAATTTTTACCCTGTACAGATATGTTATGAGGATTATTAGCGTCTAACTTATTAGCTACAGATCTTATTTTTTCAATATTATCTCTTTTAAACATAATAATAGGCATCATAATTCTGCCTTGAGAGTCTCTGAAATATCCAAATTTTTGAAATGAAGCCCACTTTTCTGGTGAACCATAAATTATAGGCACTTCTATTCTTTCTCCGTTTTGTATTACAAATGGTCTAATTACATTTACAAAATAATACATAATAGCCTCATCAATATCTTGAATACCTATTGAAAATGGTTTTGTAGTATCTCCTCTAAATGAAATTTGATCACCTCTATTAGGTATATTGGCTTCATTTGGGTTTCCGGTAGGAGAAAAACCAGGTGCTCCTGCCGGTGGAATATACGGAGTTTGCTGAGAGATTAATATCTCTTTTTGTGTTTTAGGTATTGGTTTTCTTCCTTTAGACATTTTGTGATATATATTTAAATATAAAACCTCTACATGTTTTGTATTTTCCCCCTAAATGGAGTCTCATATTAATTTCATGTACTCCTATATATTTAGCCGCTTTTTTAGCAGAATCAAACATATTAAGTATATTTCCTTCTTTATCAAATTGGGATACCGGTTTTTCTTTTGTTTTACCTATTTTTTCACCTGTACCCAATGGTAGTGGTACCCCTATTTTTGCTTTACTTAATTTTTCTCCAAATCCTTCTGGTTTGGATTTTCCTTTTAATAATTTACTATGGTTTTCTCCAAATCCTTCTGGTTTGGGTTTTCCTTTTAGAATTTGGCTTTTTTTCTTTTTAGTTTCTTCACTATCTTTTTTCCCTAAATGGGATTTACTCATTTTTTGTTTAGTTTCATCACTACATGCTCCTCTTCCATTACCTAATCTTAAATTTAAACCGCTTTTACCTAAAACACCATAATGTGATCCCCAATATATTTCTCGCTCATTTAATTGTTCTAAGCTACATTCTTCAATTATTTCAAATATATGTTGTTCCCAACCATATTTTTTAAGAGAATTAAGAAGTTTTGGTTGTTTTTTACAATTATATGTTTTATAAAAATTAGTTCTTATTTCAATTTTAGTAGATTGCCCAATATATGCTTTACCCTTAGGATTAGTTATTTTATATATACCTATCATTTTATTATAAATATTATAATAATCTAGTTCTTTGCAGATTCACTCTATCTGCTGGCACATAATGACAATCACAGAATACTTCAACATTGTAACCAAAATTAGATAATCCTGGGTTTAAAGGATTTGGTTCATAAGGATAATCTGGATCTTTACCTACCCAATATTGAGTCACTCGAGCGTTATCTATTTCCCAATAGCTTTCTTGATATAATATAACATCTCCTACTTCTGGATGCACATTTGCTTCAACTAAATCGTCTCTTAAAAATGCAAAACTTATAGGCCAATCAAAATTGACTCCTAAATCACTTGTAGGACTAGTACTCTCACCAATAGTAATAAGAGCATTAAATAATGTAGGACCATCAAAAAATTTTCCTCCTGATGCTTCTCCATACATATTAATTTTGGTTTCATTTAACTTATATTTGTAAAAAGCACATTGTTGAGAAATAATGTTACCCATTAATTCTCTATTCATTCTTCTTACAAATGACACATCTCGACTAGAACCAAATAATGCACACATATTTTTATCCTATAAATATTGTTAATGGAGAATAACTAATTTCTTTAACTCTATAATCACTCTCTAATGATTTTCTTTCTAATAATTTTTGTTTTGAAGTTTCATCAAGATATAATCTTAATCTTTCAAGTAAAGCTGCTTTTTCAGCTGTTGCTGCTGAGATTAAATCAGATTGATTTAATGTTACATTATTATTAGGTATAGGAACCTGAGTATATTTTCCACGAACATACCCTAATATCTCTTTACATAAAGATAAAGTATATTCAAAAATCCATTGTCTACCTATTGAATTTATTTGCGAGTATGTTGGATTATTATATCCAGCATTTGAAGGATTAGTTATACTTCCTGATACTTGTTGAACAATACTATTAATTCTGTCTTCTAGTTTAAGATACTGAAACCATAAACTATGTCCATCTTGTGGAGGTATAGGAAATATTCTTAGTTTATTATTTATTAACTCAAACGTATAATCCGGCAGTGCCGTTTGATTTTGCATTTCGATTGCTTGAGCAGTTTGTATAAGTAAACTTGTAGGATACATTAAGAATCCTGTTGATCCAAATAAACCATAAGTACCAACAGCTGGAACACCTCCTAATCCTGAGAATAAATTTAAATTAAATACTTGATTAACAGCAGGGATAGGTTGGTAAAATATTCTTTTTATTTCTATTCCTCCAGTTATATTATTTTCAATAGCCCACTGACCTAAATCATAATCTTGAATAGATGCTGTTAAAGGAATAGATCCACTATAATAAGTGATATTTCCTCCTACTCCAGCTTCAGAAGCATATTGTTGAGATAATCTGACAAGATTAGCAAAACTAGGAGTTATAATTGCGTTATTTAAGTTAGAAGATGTTGGAGTATTCATAACATCTAATAAATTATCTCTTAATTGGTATGAATATAACTCATTACCGTAGGTTGTGATTGCTTCTTCAAACGCCGCGTAAAAGTTTAAGTCTTGTAATTCAACATCCATAATAGGATATCCTAATCTTCTAGCACAAAATGTTACTACTTTATCAGCATCTATTTGAAATTGAGGATCATTATCATAGAAACCAAAAGGTGTACTTCCGGTATAAAATGAACTTGAGCCTGGGTAGATAGGGATATTCATATGTTAGTTATTTATTATAAATATATTAAAATAAAGCCGGATCAGCAGGATTATTTCCTAATCCATAATATGATGTAGGTTGATATGTAATTGGATTATTGTGAGCTAATCCAAATGCACTTCCACCTTCAAAACTTATAAAACCTAAATTAGTGTTACTTCTACTTCCTCTACTAGATAATAGTTTTACTTGTCCTCTTCTGGAGATTGTCATATTAGAGGGTGATACCCACCTTGCAAATTTTTCAAAACCATCAGTAAATATAATTGTTACGTTTGTGGTATTTGTGGATCTTACTACACAAAACCTTCCTGGTCTTCCTCCAAAAAATTCATTCATTGTTTGAGTTGTTCCACCAGTTATTGTGACTGTATCAAAAGCTATTCTATGCATATTTACCCATCCAGCACTAGTTGCAGTAACAAGTAAAGTTGTTCCTCTAGCTATTACTGTTCCTTTTATGTAGTTTAAATTTCCGTTTTTATATAGATTTGGAAATGTAGTATTAGCTGATGCACCTAACCTATAGGTTCCTCCGGTATTAATTACTAGAGGATTTGAAAAAACAGTAGATGATCCTCCATGTACCCAAAATCCACTACCAATTAAATTGATAGTAGCTGTTCCTTGGACTGCCCCAGAATTAGAATTTTCTAAGCTTCCGTTTACATATATACTAGATCCATTTAAAGTTAGACCAACAGTTGCTGCAAATCTTAGGTAGGTACACCAAATATCTATAAGTATACTCCACGTACCAAAAGTTACATTAGACCCAATGTCTACTCTATTCCAGCTTGTGCCTAAGGTATCAATTGATCCTATTGCGTTTGTGATACTTAATACTCTTGGTGGTATAAATGTCCCACTTGTTAATTTAAAAGAAACATCTGTAAGAGAGCCTAAAACAAAAATATCAGTTGTAAATGTAACTAAAGGCATATCTATATCAATCAATTTCCAAGCGTTTATGGTATTGGATGATATAGAAATTGTACCTGATGTTGTACTGGAAGTTCCTCCATTAAAGTTTAAAGTAGGTTTTGTTCCACCACCGCTTGGAACTTGAACGTTTCCTAGAGTACCGGTATATGTGTTTAAGTAAATTTTGAAATCACCAACTAAACCCAATGCTCCAGACATATTTAATGTGTTGCACCAAAGGTCGTTAGTTAAAGTTGTAGTTCCACCACCTGCTGCTATTATTATGTTCCATTTTACATTAGATCCTAGATTAAGAGTTCCTAGAGTCATGGTTAAAGTTGCTGAAGCAGCGTTCACTACTCCAGAAGTGTATGAGAATGTACCTGTTGTACTGCTAAAGTTAACAGCTGATATAGTTATAGCATTTGCACCACTGTTTAAATTAAGATTTGTTAACGTTCCAAACTGTCCATTTAGTGTGCCCCCAGCAATCACAAACGTGGTTAAAGAAGTCACTCCTTGAAAAGGCTGGTCAACTGTATTATTGATACCAGCATTGCAAGTTATTGTTCTTCCACCAGCAAATATATTGGCTAAGGCACCTCCTACACTACCGGTATTTGTTACTACTCCACCAAAGGTACAATCTGCGGCAATTGTATATGTTTTTGACGTAGAGATGGTAATAAATCTAAATTCATTAGGCCATATATAACCATTTGGAGTATAGGTGGCTGAGACGTTATTAAATGCTAAAAATCCTGTGCCTCCTACACCCATTCCAGCTCCAAGCGTTATGTTACCACTCACACTGATACCAAAATCCATTGTAATGGTATTTATGTAATTAGTAAAGTTTATGGTAAGACAAACTCTATTAGAAGCGTTTACTGTACAATTTGCTGAGTTTGCATCAAATATTGCATCATCAGCTGCAGTTGGAACTGCTCCATCTGCTGGTCCTCCTGTACTTAATGACCAATTAGTAGCATCTCCCCAATTTGCTCCGGCGTTTCTAAAATAGTACGTAGCCATTAAAAAATAATATCCTTGTTAACTTCTATTTGTGGTATTAAAGCTTGAATTTCTAATGCTAACCTTTTCTTTTCTATTTCTGTTAACCCTCTATTAATAATATTCTGATTTATTTCATTTATGTCTTTAGGAGCAAAATGAGCTACTTCTACTTCAAATTCATCATTATATCTCACAAGCGTATATAAAAATTCTCTGTCTGTTCTTGTACTTAAAATTACAAATTTATTTTCTTCCATATTTTTTATAATTAATAATTTCCTGCGAATGCTTGAGCATCAAATTGATCAAGAGGACTATTAAAGGCTGATTGGGCAACAAATAAAGCTGAGCCTGAAGGCATATATAATGGTAAGTCAAACGTATAGATTGAAGTGGCACCAACTGTTCCAACAGCTCTTGTGACTGCACTGGTTAATACTTCGCCTACAAGAAAGCATGTACCAGAACCAGATTGATTTGTTGGTGAATAAAATATCTTGTGAGTCATGGCTGTTGTTGCTCCTGCGGAAGCGGTTGCTGAGTTACGAAACCTGACCCCATCCACTCTTGTTCCATCTAATGATGCTGTTAATAATGTTACTAAAGTTCCAGCTCCATTTGAAGCTGTTGTAGCCACTGTTATTCTAGCTACTCCTACGTTAGGCGTGAGTACAAAAATTGGGTTTAAATTTTGTGCCATAATTACATAAAATTATAATAATTAAAAAGTTTTGTGCTATTGTTTGCTACTGAGTTAATTGTTACTGATCCAGTACCTGATGTTGGACTTATAGTTACATTTTGTCCGGCTATAATTTGAGTGACTCCACCTCCCCCACCACTACCTGTGTCAACTGTGATTGGAAAAGTACTTCCATCTCCTTTTGTAAAAGTTATAGTGTTTAAACTGACTGATGCTGTAGTCAGTAAACTTCCAGTTGATACTGAAGGTCCTCCGCCGATCGCTGAAGAAGCTGTATAAAATAATTGACCTGAAGCAGTATCATATGTTATGATATGTCCTGAGCCTCCACCCTGTAATGTACCAGATATAAATACAGACCCACTAAATTGAGTACTTCCTGATATTATTATTAAGTCTTGGGTACCGTATGTTATTGCTGGTGTGGTACCATCTGAGTAATATATTTCTCTTTTAGTTCCAAAATCAATTGATTTGTTTCCAGATGGGTCATATAATATTCCAAATTTACCATACTCTAAAGCTGGTGTTGTTCCATCATATGATAGTAGTCTGTTCTCAAAATCAACTGATAAAAGTCCAGTTAAATCATTTAATTGGGACTGCAATTGATATTGGTTAGAAGTATCTATTTGTAATATTTGACTGGATAGACCTGGTGGTAATCCATTTAGAGCATAAGAAGCTGTTTCTGAATAACTGCTTGAGAGACTGTATGAGGATGATTCTGCTAGTGAACTACTTAAACTATAAGAACTTGATAAAGTATAAGATGCTGAGGTGGCGTAACTTGATGAAAGCGCATATGAAGCAGATGTAGCCTGTGATGATGAATAAGCCCAACTTGCTGTGCCTATAAGTTCTCCTGTAAATGATCCTGTAAACGAACCTGTATTGCTTAAAAATTGATCTACTCTATTTACTGTTAAGATAACTGAAGGAATACCAGGGTGTGTTCCTGAGATTGGTTCTGCTAGTAACCTCATACTGGTATCAGCTGATATCCATATAATTTGGTAGTAGTCGTTTGCTGCTGAGGTTACAAACCAGTTCCAAGCTGCTACTACTTTAGTAGAGTTCCCAACTAATGTTATAGTAGTAGCAGTGTCTGTTAAATCAATTCCATTTTTTCTTAACCAAATTACTATTTCATCGGTTCCAGAATCTGTTTTTTCTACTTGAGCAGAAAATTGAATATTATATACACCTGCATTTTTTGTCTTGATGTAAGTGTTAAAAGGATTTGTTGATCCTGATATTGATACCCCATTTGTAATATCTGTTTCGTTAAGAGACATTGAACGAGGTACGTTTGCAACAGGATTAGTTTGTGTGGTTGTATCATAAAACGATCCATAAGATCCAGTTGCGGTATTAAAAATTGTACTTCCACTTAATGTAGCACTAACTGTGACTTGGCCTAAACCATTTGTTGGAGATAGAGATATATTTGGTCCTGCTAATAATTGTGTAACACCGCCATTTGAAGCATAAGAAGCTGTAGTTGAATATGAACTACTTAAAGCATAACTGCTACTTAAACTATATGATGAACTTAAAGCATATGAAGCAGAAGTGGCTTGTGATGATGAATAAGCCCAAGAAGCAGTACCATTAAAAATACCAGTAAATGAACCAGTAAAACTACCTGTATTGTATGAGGAAGTAAAATTATTAAATGAGGATGTAGTTACAAATGAGCCAGTATCTATAGATGTTGCGGAACCAGTATCTACAATTATAGTAAATTGACTTGTGTCACCTTTAGTAAAAGTAATTTGGTTTAATATAGCAGAGGCTGTTACTAATAATGAACCAGTATTTGTAGGAGAACCTCCTCCTGACCCTGTGTTAACAGTAATAGGAAATGTACTCCCATCACCTTTAGTAAAGGTAATAGTATTTGAAGATACTGATGCTGTGGTTAAAAGTGAAGCAGTATTAGCGCTAGGTAATGTAACTAATGAACCAGTCCCATCATAAAATGTAGTTCCATCTGGTGTTTGTAGAACCCTTTGGTAAGTATTTTCAATATTTTGACCTGTAAAATCAAAAGGTCCAGCCATAACTTATTTATTTTCTTTTAGACAAATTACTCATAATTCCATCAATTACTTTTGGAAAATATGATTCTTGAATTGGGTTTGTTTGAATATATGTTGCAATAATGTTGTTAACTTTATTTTTCTTAATTGTTAAATTATCTATATTAATATCTTCTTTAATTAACATTTTAACTATTTTTATAACATGTTCTAATATAGGATCTTTTACTTCCTCCTTAATTCCACTCACATGTACTTTTGGTGCACTTTCCATTATCAATTCAGCATCTTGTGACTTAACTTCTACTGTTAACTTCTTGCTCGCTTCAACTACAAATTCCGATTTCCAGGGAGTAAAATACGTATCTTCTGCTATGACTTCAAGCTTAATTTCACCTTTTGTATCTCCTTCTAATAAACCTTTTAGTTTTTTAATTGGTATTGTACATTTACCATCAGAATCAATTTTTCCTTTAAATAAAAGGTTAATATCTTCCGACTCAATTATTAGTCGCGCTTGACTGTTTTTTAGTTGGGCGCCTTCTAATTTAATATTACATTCAAAAAGTTCTGTTTTATCTGTAAATAATCTATACATTATAAATCAATTTTTATATTTATGCCTAGTACTTCTTTAGCTACTAAAGCTACGTCTGATATACGTATTTTATAATCTGTTACTTCTTTGGTTTCTTTGTATTCTTTATCCATTACTCCACACTTCATCATTAAAGTAATAAATTTTTTCTTTTTCTTTTTATCCCAATATTGGTCTTCTACTTTTCCTCCACCACCTAAACCACCTATAACTTCAATTATTAATGCAACATCATCCCAAGTAAACGGATTGCGGCTTTGATTAGGAAATGGATTTGTTTCCCAAGCAAAATTAGCATTACCCCATTTAAATGGTATTCTTGTTGTCATAAACGTTATTATTTTAACTTAAATTTAATTTAGTGTGATTGGTATGTAAGATAATAGGTAGTGCGTTAAAATTAATTACCGTACTCATAATCGAGTATTTTACCTACCAAGTCCGATCTATGATTCTCTTTTAACTTAATCCACTTTATTTCTTCTATTTTTTTAGATAATTCAATAGCATATGATAATCCAGTAATAGATTCTTTTGTATCCTGTTGTTCATTATCACCATTAATAACAATTTTACCAGTTTTACCTAAACGAGTTAAAATAGCTAACATTTCTGCTTTTGTTAAATTTTGAGCTTCTTCTACAATCAAAATATCATCTATTGTTTTACCTCTAATAAACTGAACTGGCATTGCTTTTATTTTCTCATCTTTAACAAGTTGAGGAATTTCTGTTGGGTTTGTACAACATTTACTAAGATTTTCTATAAATGCTTCCATATATGGATTAAATTTTTCATTTAATTCACCAGGTAAAAATCCTAAAGATTTACCTACTTCTATCGCTGCTCTTGTATTCCAAATACAGTTAACTTCTTTCTTTTTTAAAAAATCTAATGCTGCTTGAGCGCAAACTAAACTTTTTCCTGATCCTGCTCTTCCAGTTACAATAACTATTTGATTTTCAATTATTAACCTTTTTGCTTCTTTCTGCTCTTCATTTAATTGTAAAACATTAATAGCTTTAATTTCGTTTTTTCTTTGACGATTAGGTTCTTTCATAATGTTTGTTTATTATAAATATGAATAAAAAAAGCCGAGCTTACGGGCTCGGCTTAATTTTATCTTACACTAAGATTATTAAAGGGTATTCAAACCACTAACGTAAATCTTACCATAGAACTCAGGACGCAACATTTTCTTAGCGTAACGAGTCATCAAACCTTTACGTGGAGTGAAGGTATTAGGATCGTACACAAGAGGCGTCATGATCAACGGAATGTATGGAGCAAACACAGCACCTGATTCAAGGAATTGTTTACCGCGGAAGCCCATCAAGATTACGTTTTCAGTCATGTATGGATTTTTGTATACAGTATAGCGGCTATTGATAGCTCCTACTTTCTGAACACCCATCGCATATTCCGTGTTAGCAGCGTCACCATTAGTATTAGCAGCGAATCCAGGAATTGATTCCAAAATTGTAGCTACTGTTGGAGAACATACTAAGAAATTTGCACCACCACGAAGTGTTAATTGGTGAATCTTGTTACTTACTTTTTGCATTTTAGTACCAAGAGTTTGGAACCAACCACCTTGAGTGTTATAGAAACCTAAACTTGCTGTAAAATCTGTTCCAGCTGCGTTTAAAACAGTATTATTAACAGCTGACCAGTACTCAGTAGCTGCGGCTGCATCTTCAATCAACATATCAAGGATTTCGAGATCAATTTCCATAGAAATATACTCACTCATGATGTTAGTTAATTCTGCTTCAGCATCAATATTTTGGTAAGCGTTAAGATCTTGAGCAAACTCAGGAGTCCATACTGCTTTTAACTTTTTAGTCTTAGCTGTGATGGCTTGAGATTGCATCTTGATATTAATTTCTGGAATAGAAATTGTAGTTGCGCTTTGAGCATTTGGAACTGAGAATGAAGGAGCACTTGTATCTTCAAAATCACCACGATTGTTGTCAGCAGTAATTTTGTTATAGTAACAAACGAAACCAGCACCACCAGCAGCTACACCTAAAGCAGCAGAAGCTGTAAAGAAGAAACTAATAGTATTAGCTGTGTAGTTGTAAGTAGTAAATGCAGGTAAAATAGATGCTGAGGTAAATACTGAACCTGAAGTCATTACAAATGCACGAACACCATCTGGATCAAAGTTAGGTAAGAAAGTTGAAGCAGTAGCTACAGTTACTTTATAGATTCTGTTACTTACTACTGATGCTGATAAATCAGAATCATAATTCAATTCTGCCCAAGAAGCAGTAACCATTGAACCTGTACCAGCACCTACTGTAGGTAATGTACCACCACCTGTTGAACCAGTTACAAACAATGAAGATGAAAATTGGTTAGTTGAGTAAGCAAATCTACCAGCACCATATAAACCACCAGTTGTACCAGTTGTTTGGAAAGGAAACTGACCTGATGTGTTACGAGCACCGTAAAGTGAGTTACCAGAAGCAAATGGATTAACGTTAGTACCATACTGGAAATCTAGGAAAAATACTAGACCTGAAGGTAAATTCATTGGCTGAACGCTAACAAATTCTTTAGCTGCTATTGATCCAAATACTTTACGTACTAATGGAAGAGCAATGCCAGCCCAGTTTTCAGATTGACCTACAGTAAATGTACCTGCTGTAGGAGAAACACCAGTTTGACTAGTTTCAACTACTAATTGTTTTGCTTGGTTTTCAAGAAGGATAGACATATTGTTTCTCTCAACTTCTCCCAACCCTTCAAGTAAGCCAGTTTTGACCCACTTGGACGCTAATCTACCTGCATCACTTTGAAGTGACTTCCAAGGATTAGCGGATTCGAGTAAATTTTGAATTGTGTTCATTTTTGATTTTTGATTTGATTTTTAGTTATTTTTTAAACCCGCTAGTTCACGCATGCGAGCAAATGCGTCATTTGTAATAATTGGTTTGGTAGAAGCACCACCTAACATTTTAGAAGCTGAGCTTAATGATTCTCTAATTGGAGCTTTAGTTGTATTTGTTGTTTTCAAGCTTTCTTGTAGAGTTTCGTAAACTAATTGAGCTTCTTTTTTGGTTTTTGCTTTGTCAAACATTGTTAAAACTTTAATTTTCTGTGACTCGTTTAATGATTTGTTGCGGAAAATTTTGTTAGTGTAAAGAAGTTTAGCGTTCAAAAGATTAACTTCTTGAAGTTCAGATTGAAGAGTTTTAATAGCTCTGTAAGCTTCGTTAAGTGATTCATCAACTGAAGGAAGTTCAAGATCATCTAAACTTTTAGATGCACCTGAGCCTTTTGTACGGCCTCTTTTCCCAGCACTTGGACTACTTAAAGCATCAACATATTTAGCTAATTTTCCATCTTTTTCTAAATAACTTCTAGTTTTAGGATTATTCCAAGTAGCAATATCCTTACCAGTTTCTTTAGCTAATTGTTGAAGATCTACTTCACCTTCATCTGCTAAAGTAGTAAACATGTTGTACAAAGAAGTACCTTTACTGGTAACTGCATCTCTAACTAGCTTAATAGCTTGCTTAGCATTTTCTTTGTTAGCAGTATCTTTTATTTTATAAAAAGATGCCATTTCGTTAAGTGTGTCTTCGTCTAATTGCTCAGATTCTTCTTCTGGTTTGTTTTTGCGTTTTTTAGCTTCTTCAATTTCAGCTAAAATGTCATCTAAAGAAACTTCTTCTTCTTCTTCTGTTTCTACACCTTCTTCATTTTCCATACCTTCATGACCAGCTTCGAGTTCACCTGAACCGATCATGTCTTGGATTACATCTTCAATGAATGATTTAAGATCAGATTCAGACATGTCTTCAATAGACATTTCTTCTTCTTCTTTTTCTTTAGCTTCATAAAGCTCTTCTTCCATAGGAGAGTCATCTAATTCAGCTAAAAGTTCATCCAAAGAAATTTCTTCAATGTCACCTTCGTACATTGATTTTTCTACTTCAGTAGATCCCATTTCCTCTAATTCTTCTTCAGAAAGTTCATCCATCTCGTTAATTTTTTGAGATAATTTTTCTCTTAAGAATGGAGTAAATGATTCTTCTAAAGCAGCTTTTGCATTTGCGATAGCGGTTTCTTTAACAGCTTTAGCATCTGCGATTGCTTCTTTAAGCAAGTCTCTGTTTGTTGCCATTTTTCCTTAAATTTTTAAATTGTTTGTTTTGGAAATACGCTTAGTGTGAATAAAATATTCAAGCGTAATAAAATTATGATCGGTAATGCCTCATAGGGTTGGGCATATTCTTATATACGTATATATAAATTTGTTCAAAGTCACAAAAATGAAAAAAGAAAGGCACTTTTTTTAAAAGCGCCTTGGTCCTAAAAGACTATTTTAGGAGGGGTTAAAATATTGGGCATGTTCCATTAGCACATAAAATATCTGTTATAATGTTATTTACTTTAGAGTATGGATTTATCTTTGAATAATTTAAATTTTCGTTTAATGAAGTCATAAATGAACCTGGGTTTGAAGGTGTTGAAACAAAATCCCAACATAATAGTTCAAAATCATCTTGTACTTCTAATACTTCACCTACTTGTTTTAGACTACCCATTCCACGAGATGAAACGCCTATTCTAATACCAGATCCTATTAGTGCTTTTACTATATTTCCCGATGGAGTAGGTAAAATTTCTATTTCACCCATAACATTATCTCCATCCCACCATATTTTAGTAATGTTATGAGATACGTTTTTTAAGTTAATTACTTGAGAATCAGGATGATCTAGTTCACCACATGCTCTTCTTTCTTTAATAGAGGCAGAATATTTTTTTAATTCGCGTTCCCATAAATCTTTAGCATAATATCTACCATTACCGTTTTTTACTTCAACAGTAGCTAATATACCTTCTACTATAGGATTTTTACCTGTATTCTTACTTTCTGTAAGAACCGAAGGAGAAATTGTGAATGGGCGTGTTTCTATTAGTAGTGATTTCATATTTGTTTTATAAGTTGGATGCTATAGAATTATAAGCTTGCTGTTCTATTGAGGCACCATCCATTTTTGTTTTACCTATTTCATCAGCTAATAACTTATAAAATTCTTTTTTTTCTTCTTTAGTTCTTCCATTAAGAGTTTTTTTAGCTAACTCATAAACATCTGTTTTAGATTTTTCTGAAAATTTATTGTCTGTTAGTTTTTTTACAAGATTACTTACTATACCTTCTGTATCTAATATACTACCTACATTTTCGCTTAATTCTTTTTTAGTAGCGTTTTGATGTAAAGTATTAATTTCATCCCAAGCATCATTACTTACTGCGATTCTATCTTTAGTATCATCATCATATGTAACATTGTATGATGAATCTCCATTTTGAGTATATGTTTTAACCGTTTTCCCATTTATTTCAATATAATCAGCTCCGCTACTACTTCTCTTTAATTCTTCTTTAATAAGTTCACCAATAAACTCACGAAGTATCTGTTCATCTATATCTTTTGGTAAAGGCATTTCATATTGAGCTCTTCTATCATTATATTTTACAGGAATATCTAATAAATAATAGTCATCTTTTTGAGGTACTAATCTTTCATTAGCGTTTAGTACTTTAACAAGTTTTTTAAATTCGCCTGATAATTGATTCATTTCAACAGGTGTAATACCTGTTCCTATTTTAGAAGCAGTCATGCTTAGTTTTGAACGACCTCTTTCAGAACTTCCTATAGTGTCTAATAATAATTTAGATATCATTAATTTAATATCATCTTCTTTTCCTAATACTTTAACATGAGGTTTACTCCAGTTAGATCTTCTTAAACCAGCAGCATTTAAAGCATCTACTGCAGCTTTTGATAATGCTGTTGTGCTAGGAATAAAACGTCTTCCACCTAAACTACCACCAACATTAGGTTGAACTGACACTCCTTGGTGTTGAGGAGCTTCATTTAAATGCATATATGGAAGATATTTTTCTAACGCGTTTGTAGGCTGCAGTGCACCATTTTTGTCTATTTGTTGACCTACCTCATAACTTTTTAAATATTGGAACATTTTGTTTTCTTTTTCTTTAGCCAGTTCTTTTTTTCCATATTCAAGATATGTATCTATATCTGCGATATAGTCTATGACATTATTAAAAAGTTCATGTTTTTTACCATAATCAGAAGCAATTTGATATAATAAATCATGGTATCTATGAAGTTCTGTAGGGATATCAAATTGTGATTCTTGCAGTTTAATCTTTTTTTCAGAACCAGGCATTTTCATTTTTTTGACACCAGATGAGTTTTGAGGTGTTACTGGCATTTCTTTTACTTTTTTAGGCATTGAAGTTTCTGCTTCTTTATCACCCAATGAGTTTTGAACATTTGCTTTTATTTTTACTTCTTTTTCAATATCACCGTAGCCTGAGGATTTATGTTTACCTTTAGGTTCTTTTGGAGTACCTAAACCTGGCGCTTCAGTATTATATCCAACTCCTTTAGTTCCAAATTCACCATCTTTAGTATAGTATAAACAATCTTTAGCTAAGTTTTTAACAACTATATCTTTGATTTCGTCACCTGTTTTATTTTTATTTTTCTCGTCTTTTAACTCAGCGTAAAAACCTTTCATGATTTCATTAAAATTAATGTTATCAGCGTTTTTCTTGTCTGAGTTGTTGTAAGTATTCTTTTGATTATCTAGTACTTCTTTAGATGTTTCCTTTTCGGTTGCTTTAACTTCTTCAGCTAATATCTTTTTCCAATCAAATATATCAAAACCCTTAGTTACAACACCACCTGCTGCCTCACTAATGATTTGTTTTGATTTTAATATGTTAGTTGCAGTATTAAAATCAGTATATTGATTGAAATATTCTGGGAATAAACTACGGGCTTGTTTTAGAAATTGAGTTTTATTTCCTTTACCGTTTTTAATCTGGTTAAAATGTTCTTGTAATGTCATTGTATTTATTTTTTTATAAATAGTTTTATTAAGTCGTCTAAGTAATCTAATGCTATATCTGTCCCATATTGAACTTTAAAATCAGGAGATATTTTATAATAATCCATAGTTTCTTTTTTAGCTCTTTGTAATAACGGAAGCAAAGTATTTAATTTATCTTCAATTTTATCAAAATCTTCTACTCTACCCGCGACAAATTTACTTAAAGCTGGTTCTTTTAAATTTAAAGAATTTAAATATCCTTGAGTTGATTCTTCATTTTCTTTTAATTTTTTGGACCATAAATCTTTATGTTCAATTCCTTTAGCTTGAGAATGAAGTTTAGGGGCATCAACAGGTTTCCAACCTAATTTATAATAATAAATGTTTTTAGCACCTTTTGCTTTTTTATCAGGATTATAAGCATATTTAGGAGCATATTGAGCTCCTTCACCTGGTTCAAAATGAGCAGCGCTAGCTCCTGCTCCAGTAGCACTCATTTCTTTTAGTGTTTTAAAAATAAGTGTTTTAAGTTTTTTCTTATTTTCCATTAGTTTTTTCTAATTCTTCAATTAAATCATAATATTGTAACAGATTAATCATATGATCATTATCAATTTTATCATTTTTACCTAATGGAGTTAAAAGATTTTTAACAATTTCGTTTAACTTAATCTTAGTAACTTCATTTTTAGTAGTTTTATTCAATAAAATAATATCTTTTTTTATTGTAGTAAGTCTACTATTATAAAATTCTTTTAATTTAATAGGATTATCAGCGCTATTAATAATTTCTTTAAGAACAGCTTTTTTATCTCTATTAAAGTCAGAATATTTTTCGTTAAACTTATTAAGTAAAATCTTATAAGTTAAAATACGAGTATCTTTATCATATTGAGAAAATTCTTCAACAATTTGATTAGATTTTTTCTTATCATTTGATGTTGAAGTTAAATGTTCTAATATAACTAACTTATTTGAAATAGTATGTTCTACAGAAACTAATTTAAGCCCACACGATTCAATTAATGTATATAAAGCAGCGTGTACTTTATAATTAGGTAATTTAGTTTTAAAAAATTCTTCTAAATTATAATGCTCTTTTAATTCTTTAATTAAATTATATTTTTGTCTTTTAAGAGCAGATTTATTTAATTGTTTAGAACTCTCAATGACTGAATTAATTATTAATTCTGCTTTACCCTCAGTTAAATTAGTGCGTTTTAATAAACTTTCATATAGTTTATATTCACGACCTAATTCAGTTTTATTAAAGTATTTCTTTAGTATATTAGTAGCTTTAGACTCAGCACCTGATAGAGTATCGGATGTAATTTGTCTAACTAATAATTCAAAAAGAATGCCTGTATTTTTAAACTTTGAATGTTTTATGAGCATTTATATTGATTTTTTTTATTATAAATATATATAAAGAATTAATCTCTCAACTGTCTTTCATCTAATAGTGATTCTCCTGGGGTGTTAGGTTTGAATACTATTTTTTTCTCCATTTCATTTAAAAATTGTTTATTTTTTAAATAAGTACTTTCGTTAAGGGTTTTACTATTATAATCTGGTTGATCATCTACTTTCATAGCTTGTCTACCTAATCTATCTCTACCAAAAACATCTTTTTGAGTATTAATATTAGATGCTTTTTCTTGTGGACGACCTAATTTAACTTCTTCATCATATCCTATAGGTACATTACCTGGATCTGAGGCCATTCTGCTCTTTCCGTATAATGTAGCTAAGTCATGAGGTGTACCATATGATTTGCCTGTTTCTAAAGGATCATTACCTTCTTCAGTTATTTGACCTAATCTAAATTTGCGTTTTGCGTCTTGTAGAATTAAATCTCTATATTCATCAAATTGATCTTCACTAAAATGGAAAATATGATGGTAAATCCAATCTGTAGGTAATAATTGACCCTCCATTATGCTTTTAGCTAAATCTACTTTTTCTTTCATCAACATAATACGTTCTTGATCGTAAATAATTGATGGAGTAGTTAATGAAAGTTCAAAATTAGTTAATACTTCACCTCTATAGCCTTGAACATACAGATGAACTAAAGCTATCTTATACAATTCAGATAAAATAATACGTTGAATTCTATCAATTGTGCGAGCAAAACGAATATCTTCTGCTGCTAATGTTGCTTTACCCGTTAAATCTTTATCATAACCCATAAATGCTTTAGGTACTTTAAGAGCAGCAAATAACTTATCTCTTAGATAATTAACATCTTCAATACCGTTATATTCTAAACCTTTAGTTGTATCGATTTTAGTAGCACTATCATTACCACGAACAGGAATATAAAAATCTTCTAACATGTTTTGCATGTTATATTTTAAATTATATTCACCCGTTTGTTCATCTATATATGGTGTTTTTTTCATGGTGCGAATAGTCTTCTGCATGAAACTTTCTACTTCGTTTGGAGGAATAGAACCAACATTTATATAAAATACACGTTTTTCTGGAGCACGAGAAATTCTATGAATCAGCATAGCATCTTCCATCAATGTATACTGTTTAAATAATTTACGAGCTGGTTCTATATATGATCTGCCGTATGGAAGATAATTAACATCTGTTAATAATCTAAAGTGAGCCATCTCATAATTATCAAAATATATACCTGCTGATTCTTTATTAAATTGATGAGGTAAACTAAATTGACCATACCCCCCACCGATGTATCCATCAGGACTAAATTTGAATCTTACGGATGTAGGTGTGTCTTTATCGTATCCCTCTTGTCTTTCAATATGATATGCGGTATAAGGTATTACGTTGTAAACACCAAATTTTTCAGCGATTTCTAGTTTTAAAAAGAAATCACCATATTTACACATTTGTCTAACCCAAGACCATAAATTAAATTCAATATTTAAAACATCATAAAATAAATTGTATAAAATTTTCTGTATATCTTCATCTGAACTACGAATCTGTAGTACTTCACCCATTTCATTTTTTAATGAAGACTCATCTGAAACAATATCAAGAGCTGATGCAATAATAGCATCAGTATCCATAACATCATAGTCTGAGTATAATTGTGCTCTTAAGTATTGATAATTAACGTTTAATTGTTGTCCATAAAGTGAAGTAGCGTTAGCAGAATAAATTCTACTATATCTATCTGTTAAAGAATTGGTTTCATATTCTCCACTTCTTTGAATAGAATCAACATCCATTACTTTAAGTTGATTACCTCCTTCATTACGAATGATAACATCTGTTGAGAATAATCGTTTTAATCTAGGAAATATGCTTGTATCTGCCATGTTTTGTTTTTGTTAAAGCAACCAGTTTAAGTTTTCTTGTTGCCCCTTTATGTTCATACTATATGGGTTATCAGGGCCTGATGCAAAATATGCTCCCTGATATTGAGGTGATCGTTGAATATTATTTAAGGTTATTTTTGTCATTTCTAAACCTTGCTGTCTGTATTTTAAAGCTGTGTCTCTAATGTACATAGCTGTACTGTATGCCATTACTAAATCGTCGTTATATCCAGTTTGGGCTTCTGCTCTACCGTTTTTCCAAACAAATACTTTCATTTCTTCGATTAAACGTTTTGATTTAAGAATAACACTATGGTCACCTAAATATTCTCTACCCTTATTAATTACTAAAGGTCGTGTTTTTAATGATGTAGTAAAACCAGGAGTCATTCGAGATATATCTTCATATTTATTAAAATATGACTCTACTAATGCATTATCACTTTTAGGTGAATAATATAGATTTCTGTAGTTTCTTTCTTGAATAGAATCTAATGTAGCCCAACCTATAGAAGCATTTTCTACTACTAATAAGGCTTCATTATATTCTGTGGCTATACCAACTAACATATAACCGAATTCTTTGGGTGGTAATTGACCTTTATATTCTGCTACTTGAGCATTTGTCTCTAAATCAAAAACATGAAAAGCAGAAGAGTCTTTTCCGTCTCCCCGAGCTACATCTGCTACTACTAAATAGTTTCTAGTATAATCAGCTGATTCCCATATCCATAAATTTTTATCTACTCCTCTTCTTTCTATAGGATCAGTAATGTAAGAAGTAACCATGTATTCTAAATGTTCAGGAAAATATACTACATCACCTGATGTTGTAAAGTCACAATCACATTCTTGAGCTGCTAATCTAGGATCACCTAACTCAATATTTTGTTTATCTCTCCATGCTTGATCTCGTTCAGGATGAACATACCATGGTAACTTAATAGGTAAAAAATTATTTTCTTGAGCTTCTGCTTTAACCCACGTTTTATGAAACCAGTTTCCAGTTCCATATGGTGTAGATAATACAATTGCTCCACCTCCTGTAGCTAAAGTTTGTTGAGCTGAAGCCCATATTGGTTCAATACCCTCAATAAAGGCAGCCTCATCTATAATTAGTAATGAAACTGCTTCAGATCTACCAGCATCGCTAGCAGCTGAAGTTGCTTTCATTTGTGAACCATTATTTAATCGTAATGTTAATTTATTATTTTCTTCAGCAGGTATTTTTAACCAAGTAGGTAAATTGTCATACATAAACTTGGTTTTAGTAACCATATTTTTAGCAGTTTCTTGTTTAGTTGCTATACATAAGATATTTTTATCTTTATGAAATAACATTAACCATAAAGAATAACCGGCTGCTAATGTTGATATACCTAACTGACGAGATTTTAATATTAAAGAATAAGGATTATCTTGCCATAAATTTAATACTTTGCTCTGAAATGGATATAGATGAAATATTGTTCGTCCTCGCTGAGGATGTTGTATAAAGCAATATTTGCGCATAAAGTGTGCTGGATCTTTAGCGCAAAGAACATATTCGTCTCTTATTATTTGTTTTAAATCTGGGGTCATGTAGCTATATACGTTCCCAACAGTATGGATATAATACTAATGGTATACGCTATTATTTTTCTATTTTTCTGTTTTTTAACTTCTTTTTTATATAACTTTATTTCAGTATCTTTATTACTTATAATTTTAATATAGTCTTTCTTAATACTAGAGCAAGCTGTAAGTGAAGTATCTTTACAATATATAATAGAATCTTGATTAAGCATTGTATTTTTAAGCAAAGAAATAGAATCTCTAGCCACGCTTAACTGTTGTTTAGTGTAGGTAAAATCATTTTTCATGAGTAAAGCGTTTCTTAAAGTACTACACGGCACACAACATAAACTATCAGTGTTTAAACGCGTTTGTGAACTCCCCAACAATGGATTTATTAGAAAGATTAGTAAGACGATTACGTTCTTCATTATATTTTTGTTTATTTTGATCTGCTATTATTTGTAAATTCGCTAGTTTATTTTTATTTGAGTCTATTCTAGATTTATATATTTGAATTAAAGAATCCATTTTGTAAATCTTAGATTCACTCTTACTTATACTTAAAAGTAAAGAATCATTTTGACGATGAAGATTTACTATTTGGTGTTTAAATTTATTATCGTGATTTTTATTAAGAGTAAAATATTGAATTATAATTATTAATAATAGTACACCAATAGTAATAATTAAACCTGTGTCTTTTGATTGATTCATAATATTTATCCAATTATATCTCCAACAAGATCTTTTAAACTAACACCTTTATCTTTAAATAATTTCTTAATATCTTCTTTATTAATCAAAGCTCTTAATACTTGTAAATCTGGAGATTTAGCTCTTTCTGAGGCGCTCATGTCAGCTAATTTTTTTATTTTACCTTCAATACCCTTTCTGACTTTTTGGTATTTTTCTTCATCTTCAGGTGATAATTTTTTACCATACTCACCACCAAATTCTTTCTCAGTACTCTTAATATCAGCAGCAGATGGTTCAAATTCAGTAGGAAAATCTTCTTCTTCTTCTTTCTCAGGTTCTTCTTTCTCAGGTTCTTCTGTCTCTGGCTCTTCAACTTCTGGTTCTTCTGTTTCTGGCTCTTCTACATCTGGAAGTTCTGAATCTTCAGCGTCTGGAAGATCTAGATCTGATGGTAAAGTTAAATCTTTATCAGAACGAGTAAATACTTTGGCTATTTCAAATTCTTTAATTCGTGGATTTAAGATAGATGTATATGTTCCCATTTCTGTAGCTATATCTTCTTGAGTAGTGCCGTTTTCTCCTGCGTCACGAACCATTTGAAGAATTTTTCCTTCTATAGTGTCAGTACCATATAAATCTAAAGCTTCATCAAATTTATCTTGGTCTTCAATTTTAATAGTTTTTCTATGGCGAGCCATTTCTGATACATTGCTAATTAAACCAGATGGATTTTGGTCGATTTCATCTTTAGCTTCTTTTTTAGCATCACCCGATAATTTAGATTTATCAATTTGTTGTTTAGCTTTATTTTTATTAGCCGTATTCCAAGCTACAGCTTCTTCTTCTAAACTTAATTCATTTATGATTTCAGTACGAATATAATCTTTTAATTCTTTACGCTTCATTATATTAATTTTGTTATAAATATTATAAATTTAAGTAAAATTTTATTTGTTCTATTCGATATTCAGTAGAACCTGATATGATTCCAAAATTACTAATTTTATTTAAATTGGATTCACATATGTATTTAATCATCTTGTCTATTTGTTTTCTATAGTCTGCATCAGTAGTACGTACTGCATTATCTTCTATTTTTACTCCTGAAGGACTGACATAAAATATCCAGTCATATTCATCAATAAATCTAGAAGCATATTCTTCAAACCTATCTTTATCAAAAGAATCAATAGAATCAGCACACATTGTAAATGCCATAACATCTATAACTGTACGATCAGTGATAATATTTTCATGAAGTAATTCACTACAACGTTCAGCTAAAAATATAGTTTGACCTTTTAATGTACTATCCGTATTTAATGGAATGCCTAAATCGCGTAAGTATTTACTACGTTCAGTAGCAAACTTATAGTCTTTAAATTCAGGTAATTCTTTTAAAGTGTTAACTAATGTTGTTTTTCCAACGGAGACTGTTCCACAAAATCCTATTTTCATATTAATGTCTCATTTTAGCAGTTCCTGATTTATACCATGGTAATCCTTCACCTTCTTTTTTACGTTTTTTAAACTCATCTTTAGTGTAGGGAAAACCATTTAAATAATATTCTTCTTTACCATCTGGATAAATTAAAGCTGGGCCATCAGTGTTATGGAGTTTTCCATCTTTAATAAATCTAACAGTACCATCTGTTGCGTTATAACGCTTAACTTGTGATTCTACTTTCATAAACTTTATTTTTTATTGTTTTTAAAAATTTTCGTCAAAATAAGCTGAGAATTCTTCGTATAAGAAGTCTCTAGGAGAAGTATCATACTCAACCATATCTTCCATATAATTAAATATATCTACAGTTTTATTATCTTTTTTAACTTCAGGATAATATTCTCCTGTATATTCCCATCCTGTTTTTTTTAAATGATCAACTATATAAGGAAGTAAAAATTTATTTGACATTATATACCAAGAATCGTTAACATTCCCGGTTTGCATATTTGGATTTAAAAGCTCTGATTTATTAGAAGGATAATTTATATTATATTCTTCTTTATCTTCTTTATCATATTCTTGGCGAAATGAACTATAATAATCCCAAACTGCCTCTAAAATTTTACTTTGGTTTTTTAGTATTATATTTTCTATGCCCGAGTTTTTAAATATGTCTTGATCGTTTTTGAAAAAATTATAAGCACTCTTAACAAAATCATTTTTAAGCACTGCACTTGGAGGTGTAATCTCCATTTCTTTGAGTAAGTGCATTAATTTAATCATAATAAATTGTTTGTTATAAATATCAAGGAACCCAAGACGGTTTATTATTTAATTTTTTCCAACCTAATCTTTTGATACCTACTTTATCTAATATATAAAAATTTTTATAAGACTCAATAGTATCTCCTATTTGATATTCTAAAGGCATACATTTTGGAGGAGGTACAAAATCAACATCAGGAATATTAGGATGATTAATCATTAACCATTCTAATACATCTTGTGTTTTATGGCGTTTACCATAACGTTTAGTAAATTCACGGCATATCTCTAAACCATGTTCTACTAACCAAATATAATGTTGGATTGATTGTCTAGTCCAAATAGTTGAAGGATGATTTTTATGAGCACGTTTATATGGTGCTGTTCCTCCTGTTTCCCAATGTGCTGTACAACACATTTGAGCACTTTCAATTTGCATTTTGCGAATGTGGCCATCTGCTAATTCACGAGCAGCCACAATTGGATCTTCATTAATGTAAAATATATTCATAACCTTTATTTTTTTAAATATACGAAAAAAGATTTAGTAAGCCTAATCTTTTAAAAAATACTTAGTATTATAATATAATTAATAAACTATAAGATATTTATTTAAATACTTCTACATCATCTCCTAAATCTCCTTGTATCTGATCTGTTTTTCCTTCTTTATTTTTTAATACAATAATATTTTCAGATCCTACTGGGCGAGCATATGTTACTTTTATTTGATCTCCTTTCTTAAAAATTGAAAAATCTCTAGTAGCAACATATGTATTTCCTGGTTCTATGTCTCTGAATTTTAAGTCATTAGAAATGTTTATTTCTTTTAAAAGATTAATAAGTTTGATCATTTTTATTTTCTTTTAATATTTTTCCACATTGCCGCAGCAGCTACACGCTCACCCGCTTCTTTTGAACCATAACGTTTTTCAGCTGATTTGGCTATTTTTTCGAATCCTTTACCTTTTTTACCAATATCTTTACCAGTGTGAGCTTTTTTAGAAACAGTTGATTTTTGTTTTTTAGTTAAACCCGCAGATGGTTTTTTCTTTTTTACTTCTTCTAATTTAGCAGCGTATTCTTCGTTTGTAAGAATACCAGCCATTTTTTGCATGTATAAAATTTGTTCATTGAGTTCTTCATACTCTAGTTGGGGACCAGATTCTGGGTCTTGAATCTCTTCACCTATGTTAGGTTCACCTGTTTCTATTTCTACCTCATCAACAATTTCTTTTTTTTCTGTATTCTCAGGTTTTGTTTCTTTTGAAGCGAATTTACTTAATTGTTTTTCGTATTTAGATAGACTTTTTTTTAAAGCTTTAACTTCATCTTTAAGTTGCTTCATTTTATTTTCATCAAGCATATCATGATAAGCTTCATCTAAACCTTCCATGTTCATTTTTTTCTCACGAAGTTCAATAGCTTCTTTAGTAGCATTCATTTTAGCTTCTACTGCGGCACGTTCTCCGGCTTCGTCAATACTGCGGATATATTCATTAATAGATTCGCGGATAAGTTGTCTTAAATTAGAGGTATTCATTTTATTATTTTATTATAAATATTATAGATTTAAATTAAATTGCGGTGTATGTGTCTTATCTAACATAGATTGATAAGTAGTATTAGATACTGTATGATATTTACCACAGTCTTTACATTGTAATTGAACTCTGGATGTTCCTGCTGCTGATAGTCGTCTTTTAGAAAAAATCATGTTTACGGATGTGCAGTGTGGGCAAGATGATTTTTCTTCTCCGCTTAATACTCCAAAATGAGTTTTATGCGGAAAATATAATGACATTTTATTATATACCTTTTCAAGTAAAATAACATCATTAATACAATATGTTACCATATCATTTAACGCTTGTTTATTTTTATTTAGTAAAATTTCTTTCCATAAATCAAACCCAGTATGGATTTTTTCACCTAAACCTAAAAACTTACTTATATAATCTAATTTGTTGCTATTAAATTTAAATTTAGAACGAGCTTGTTTTAAAGTATCTATAGTCACGTAAGTGGGAAACATTGGAATTTCATGATATAAACATCGAGTTCTAATCCAAGCTAAATCATATTTATCTCCATTATGTCCTACTAATTCATTAGCTTCGTTAGCTATCTCAACAAACTTTTGTAACATTTTTTTATCATCTTGATTATTATCCCAAGTCAAGGAATATACTTTATCTTCTCCTTCCCACTTATAACAAATACAAATGATTGCTCTTTCTTTTATAATGTTATCATGATTGATATTTTGTCTATAACCTGCGGTCCAAAACATTCCTATATTTGGACTTGTTTCAATGTCAAAGAACAATCTTTTAGTTTTATACATGTTTTTGTATTTTTATTTTAATAACCCAGCTAATCTATTCATACGAACAAATTGCTCACCCAAACCAGTTAATCCAGTATCATCTTTTTTTAGATCTATATATATATCACGCATTTCTCCTAACGCCCACCTTTTTTGAGCTTCAGTTAATTCGTTATTAATTGCATTTTCAACAAACGATTGAAACTCATTGTAGTCTTCTAATTTATACAATTCAGCTAAAAATAAATCTCTAACACGAGAATCATCATAACCAGAATCTATCCATAAATTATTTACACTATTATAAATGAATTTACCATATCTTATATCATCTAATTCATTTTTATATGTATCTACTTGTTGAGTAACTTTTGTAGCTTCTTCATCACCCTTTTCTGTCCGTTTAGGAAATGATACATTCATTCGTCCTACTCCGGTTAATTGATCCCCATAACGATCAATTATGCTCATTAGTTTGGCTATGTGAGTTTCATCATGATATCCTCCAAAAGTAGCATCCATAACATTAGTATAATCATTTACTAATTCGGGATCAATTAAATCTAAAAAATCTTTATATAAATGGTAACTAAATGCTCCCTGTACGGCTGCGCCCTGGGTGATACTGTTTATAATACGTCTTTTTTCAGGAGAGATTTTAGTATAGTATGCCTGTTTAGAAATAATTTCATATAATCCTTTAGCTATTTCATGCATTAAAACAGGAAATATTGCTCCTCGAGCGTGAATAATTATATCATATTTTTCTTTTAATTTAGGATCAGTTTGATATGATTTTCCTAAAGTAGTATCACTACCCAATTTAGCATCTATTCCAATTCCAGCGTATTCTATAACTGGATATGTTTCTTTTGCTAATGTCACAGCTAAATCTTCTAGCTCTTTTTTGTAGTCAGCTTCTATTGGTTGTATTCTCCATATGAGTTGATTAGCCTTATCAAGCATCTGACGAAGAGATTTGCCTTTTGTTATTTGAGCTAATTCTTTTTCAGACTGACCTTTAAGTCCTGCTAAAGTTTTAGGTGAAAATATATCTTTGTATTCTGCCATGTTTTATGAGTGTGTTATTTTCCTGACCTGTATCTTTGCATTATTTTCTTTAAAAGCTTATCATTTTCAGTTTCATTAACTGCCTTATCTGGGGTTTTTTCTGGGGTTTTTTCAGGAGGAGTTAATGTTCTACGTTTAGGTTCTTTGGGAGGAGGACCAGGAAGTACTTCTTTTTCTTCTTTATCTTTTTCAGGTTTAACAACAGGTTGAAGAGCTTTTTTAATTTCCTCTCTAATAATTTTTTTAAGAGCTTCTTTATTCATGATTTATGTATTTTTAATTTAAGCGTTCCTGTTCCTTTAATAACACGATGCCATTGGTGTTTGTCTATACGTATTAGTTGGTTTAATGAAGTTGGCAATTCATTATCAAGTTGTATTTTCCAGTCTGTTTCTCCTAATATTTCTACTATACGTAATTCATTATCCCTATGCCATTTTAACTCAATAGGATCTATATTTTCGTTAAATTCACGAATAATATATTTGTCAGTAACTTCTATGTCTATGTATGGGGCCATTCTATTAAATTTATAAGTCAAATATTTTTATTTTACCATCTCTTCTATCAATTCCTGTATTTCCATCATTTGCATCTATATATCTATTTGGAAAAAGTTTATGTAATTTAGTGAAAAACTCAAAACATTTTTTTAATGTATTATATATATCTATTTTGTTTAATTCTTTTGCTTTTTGAAGAATTTGATTAAATTGTTTTAAATTATTATTTCTAATACTTTTA